GTGTATTTTACGGGATGCCTTTATTATGTGAGAACAACAAGCCAAGGTTGCTTTATTATTTTAAAAGAAGAGGTTATAGAGGGTACTCAATGAACAGACCCGATAAAATATGGAACAAGTTATCCGTAACAGAAAAAGAAATAGGCGGAATACCTAATTCAAGTGAAGATATAAAACAAGCACACGCTGCGGCAATTGAATCTTATATAGATCAACACGTAGGATTAAAGAGTGACGGGCAATACGGTACAATGTACTTTAATGAAACTTTAAACGATTGGTCAAAGTTTGACATAAACAAAAGAACAAAGTTTGATGCTGCTATAAGTTCTGGTCTCGCCATTATGGCTTGCAATAGGAATTTATACCGCCCCGTGCCTCAACTAGAAAAAAGAAAATTAAATTTAAGAATAGCTAAATACACCAATTCAGGTGCGTTTTCCAAAATAATAGAAAAATAAAAATATGGCTGAGTCAGTTATAACAAGTTATTTTCCGAGCCAAATAGCGAGCGATGAAGAAAAGATGTCACTAGATTATGGTACATCTATCGGTAGAGCTATAGAGAACGAGTGGTTCAAAACCGATAACGGCCTAGGTAGGTTTAAAAGTAATCAAAACACTTTTCACAATCTTAGATTGTATGCAAGAGGCGAACAAGGAATACAAAAATATAAAGATGAGTTGTCTATCAATGGTGACTTGTCGTATTTGAATTTAGATTGGAAGCCTGTTCCGGTTATACCCAAGTTTGTAGATATAGTAGTAAACGGAATGTCAGAAAGAACTTTTGACATAAAAGCTTATTCGCAAGATCCATACGGCGTTGAGAAACGTACAAGATACATGGAAGCTATCATAAGAGATATGCAAACTAAAGAGATAAACGAGTTTGCAGCAGCTGAATTTGGGGTTAATTTATTTGAAACAGATCAAGAGACTTTACCAAAGAACAAAGAAGAGCTCGATTTACACATGCAGCTTAGCTATAAGCAACAAGTAGAATTAGCCGAAGAACAAGCGCTTAATGTTTTATTAGAGGGCAATAAGTATGATTTAATAAAAAGAAGATGTAATTACGATTTAACCACTATAGGTATAGGGGCTGTTAAGAATTCATTCTCTAAAGCAGAAGGAGTTAAGGTTGAATACGTTGATCCTGTCAACTTAGTTTGGTCATATACTGAATCACCTTATTTTGATGATATATATTATGTAGGTGAAATTAGAAGAGTTCATTTAAACGAGCTTAAAAAAGAATTTCCTGGTCTTACTAATGACGATTTATCTGAAATATCAAGTCAGTCATACAATAATAACGGCTTTTATGACCGCACGCTGACTAACTATGACGAGGACGATTCAAACACTGTACAAATATTGTACTTTAATTACAAGACTTTTGCTAATGATGTTTATAAAGTAAAAGAAACAGCAACAGGAGCTGAAAAAACTATACCTAAAAGCGATGATTTTAATCCGCCGCCAGAATTGATGGAGGAGTACGGAATATCAAAAGCTTCTCAATCCCTAGAGGTTTTATACGAAGGAGTAAAAGTATTAGGAGGTAAGATGCTTAAATGGGAAATGGCTAAAAATATGATAAGGCCAAAGAGCGACTATACGAAGGTTAAAATGAATTATAGTATAGTAGCACCTAGAATGTATAAAGGTCGAATAGAGAGCATCGTATCACGTATAACAGGGTTTGCGGATATGATTCAGCTTACACATTTGAAGCTTCAACAAGTAATGTCTAGAATGGTGCCTGACGGTGTTTACTTAGACGCTGATGGTTTAGCTGAAGTTGACTTAGGTAATGGTACAAATTATAATCCCCAAGAAGCGTTGAATATGTTTTTCCAAACAGGTTCTGTTATTGGTAGATCATTTACGCAAGAGGGAGATATGAATCCTGGCAAAGTACCTATACAGGAATTACAAACAGGCTCAGGCGGAGCAAAGCTTCAAAGTTTAATAGCTACATATAATTATTATTTGCAAATGATAAGAGATGTAACTGGCCTTAACGAAGCAAGAGATGGAACAACACCAGACGCTAGAGCTTTAGTGGGTGTTCAAAAACTTGCGGCAGCTAATTCTAATACGGCAACTAGGCATATACTAAACGGTAGTTTATTTTTAACATCGGATTTATGCGATAATTTATCGTTAAGAATATCTGATATAATAGAGTACTCTCCAACCAGGGAAGCTTTTATACATAAGATAGGCAACCAGAACGTAGCTGTATTGGAGGAAATGTCTAATTTATATTTATATGATTTTGGTATATTTATAGAATTATCACCAGATGAAGAAGAGAAAGCAGTTCTTGAGAATAATATACAAGCTGCGGTTGCAGCGGGTATGATTGATTTGTCAGACGCAATTGATTTAAGAGATATAAAAAACATAAAGCTAGCTAATCAGTTATTAAAAGTAAGGAAGAAAGAAAAGCAAATGCTAGATCAGCAGATGCAACAACAAAATATGCAAGCTCAAGCACAGGCTAACGCTCAAGCAACAGAAGCGGCTGCGATGGCAGAGGTGCAAAAGCAACAAGCTTTAACTCAGCAAAAAGTTTCTTTTGAACAAGCTAAAGCACAAATTGATGCTCAAAGATTAATGCAAGAAGCTGCTTTAAAGAAAGAGTTAATGCAACTAGAATTTTCAATGAACATGCAGCTTAAGGGAGTTGAGGTTCAAGGTAGAAAGTCTGAACTAGCAGAAAAAGAAGATAGAAAAGACGATCGAACTAAATTGCAAGCAACACAACAGAGTGAATTAATAAATCAAAGAAAGAATGATTTGCCTCCTAGAAACTTCGAATCCAGTGGAAACGATATACTTAGCGGGGATTTCGACCTAGGTTCCTTTGATCCTAGGTAATAATAATAGTAATAATTATATAATATTTTATCATGTCAGAAGAAACACAACAAGAAACTCCAGTCGTTGAAGAAACAACTGCAGTAGAGCAAAACCCAATGTCTTACGACGAAGGCGTTATTAAGGTTAATTTAGACGAGCTTAGTAAACCAAAAGAAGATGCCGTTCCAGAACAAGAAACAAATGCAAGCAATGCTCCTCTCGAGCAACCCGAAAACCCGCCAAGTAGCGAAGGAGTGGTTGAAGAAGTACGGGAGCCCATCCAAAATGAAGAACAGCCCGTTCAAGCTGAGGAATCCGTTATTGAAGAAATAACAGATCAAGTAGAGGAACTAAACGAACAAGTTGAGCAGGCTATAGTTGAAGCGGATGCTGGTATTGAATTACCAGAAAATATACAAAAAGTGGTTGAGTTTATGGATGAGACCGGGGGAAGCCTGGAGGATTATGTAAAGCTTAACACGGATTACGCTTCATTAAATGAAACGCAATTATTAAGAGAATATTACGAGAACACCAAACCATATCTTGACAAAGAAGATATTGATGTCCTCATGGAAGACTTTTCTTATGACGAGGAGTTAGATGAAGAGAGAGAGGTTAGAAAAGCAAAATTAGCATACAAAGAAGAAGTAGCTAAAGCTAAAAGTCACTTAGAAGGTTTAAAAACCAAATACTATAAAGAAGTTAAAGCTGGATCTAAATTAAATCCAGAACAAACAAAAGCGGTTGAGTTTTTTAATCGCTATAAAAAAGACAACGAGGAGGCAACTAAAATAGCTGCACAACAACAATCTACGTTTAATACTAAAACAGAAAAGCTTTTTTCCAACGATTTCAAAGGTTTTGATTTCAGTGTTGGTGAAAAGAAATTTCGTTTCAAAGTTAACAACGCAGATAAAGTTAAGGAGAGTCAATCCGACATCACAAATTTTGTCAAGAAGTTCTTGAATGATAAAAATGAAATGAATGATGCGGCCGGATATCACAAATCCTTATTTACAGCTATGAACCCTGATGCGATTGCAAATCACTTTTATCAGCAAGGTAAAACCGACGCAATAAAAGAAACGATGTCCAAAGCTAAGAACATTGACATGGATCCGAGAGGGACCCACGAAACTGTCAAAGCTTCTAACGGCTGGACTGTTAAATCAGTATCAGGTGGTCAAAGTTCTTCCAAGTTGAAAATTAGAAGAAAAAAATAATTAATATTTAAAATTTACGACTATGGCCGCAAACGGATCATTTACGGGTAGCGCAGGAGCATTAGCTCACTTAACGCCACGCCCAACACAAACGTTGTTTAACGACAACTATCTAACTCTTGCAGATTTAGATTTTACACAACAATTCTTACCAGAAGTATATGAGAAAGAAGTAGAAAGATACGGTAACCGTACTATCTCTGGATTCTTACGTATGGTAGGAGCTGAAATGCCTATGGCATCTGACCAAGTAGTATGGTCTGAGCAAGGGCGTTTACACATTGCATACGACCCAATTGTATCTACAGCAACAACTGTAGTTATTCCTGGAGACGCTGCTAATAACTCAACTAACCTTATTGGACCTGGTGCTACTATTGTAGTTGCTTCAGCCAACGGATTAGTTGTTGAGAAAGCTTATGTACAATCTGTTGGTGCACCTGACGCAGCTGGAGATGTAACACTTACTGTAGCTGGATATGCTGGAGCTATTACTGCTCATGCTGCTGGTAAAGTATTTGTATACGGTTCTGAATACGCTAAAGGTACAAGCAACGCAGGTACATCTGTAGATGCTGCTTTCGAGCAATTCAACAACAAACCAATCATTCTTAGAGACAAGTATGCTGTAAGCGGTTCTGATACTGCACAAATTGGATGGGTTGAAGTAACTACTGAAGCTGGAACTTCTGGGTACTTATGGTACTTAAAGTCTGAGCACGAAGCAAGAATTCGTTTTGAGGATCAATTAGAAATGAGTATGATTGAAGCTGAAAAAGCTGCCAACGCAATTACGCCGGCTGCTAATTTAGGTGGAGGTACTCAAATTACTGGATCTGATGGACTATTCGCTGCACTTGAAAACAGAGGGTTAGTTTATACTGATGCTGATTTCGGAGCTGCTGGAACTGGACTAGAAGATTTCGACGCTATCTTAGGAGAGCTTGATAAGCAAGGAGCAATTGAAGAGAATATGTTATTCTTAGATCGTTCTACATCTTTAGGTATCGACAATATGTTAGCTGCTCAAAATTCTTATGGAACTGGAGGTACTTCTTTTGGAGTATTTGAAAATTCTGAAGACATGGCACTTAACTTAGGATTCTCTGGATTCCGAAGAGGTTCTTACGACTTTTACAAAACAGACTGGAAATACTTAAACGACGCTACTACACGTGGATTAGTTGGAGATGTTGAAGGTGTTATTGTACCAGCTGGAACTTCAACTGTATATGACCAAGCATTAGGGCAGAACATTTCAAGACCATTCTTACACATCCGTTACAGAGCTTCTGAAGCAGATGATAGAAAAATGAAATCTTGGATCACTGGATCTGTTGGTGGAAACTATACAAGTGACGAAGACGCAATGAACGTTCATTTCTTATCAGAAAGATGTTTATGTGTACAAGCTGCTAACAACTTTGTGTTATTGAAAAAAGCATAGAGCTTAATTAATGTAATTCTTACCCTCGTTACATCAACGGGGGTAATTATTACTTTTATCAATTATTTAATTTTATTATATTATGGCTAAAAAGGCTAAAGTAGCAGAAGAAACTGTTGAGGTTGCGCCTCAAATCGTTGCGGAAAAAGCAACACCAAAAGTAAAAGCACCGGTAAAGCCAGTGTTTGAATTTAAAGACAGAACTTATGTTTTAAAAACAGGTAAATCACCATTAGTTTATAGTTTACCTTCAAAGCATTCTGCAAGAAAACCTTTATTGTATTTTGACAAAGAATTAGGTTACAATAGAGAAATTAGATATGCAACAAATCAACCGTCTGCTTTTGTAGACGAACAAAAAGGAACTTCAACATTAGGCAGAATTATATTACGTAATGGCCAATTAGTAGTACCTAAAGAAAGAGTTGCACTTCAAAAATTATTATCATTATACCACCCATATAAAGATCAAATATATTATGAATTTGATCCTGTTGGAATATCAGAAAATGAATTAGATTGGATTGAGCTTGAATTAGCGGCTTTAAACGCAGCTAAGAAATTAACTGTAGATGAGGCTGAAGCAATTCTTAGGGTTGAATTTGGAAGCAAGGTTAGTCAGTTATCTTCTAGTGAGATAAAAAGAGATTTAATGATCTTTGCAAAAAGACAACCTCAAACTTTCATTCAGCTAGTAAATGATGATAATGTTCAATTAAGAAATGTAGGCGTGAAAGCTGTAGAAGCTGGAATCATAAGCTTATCTCAAGATCAGCGAACATTTTCTTACGGTGACACAAATAGAAAATTATTAACGATTCCTTTTGATGAGCACCCTTATTCCGCTTTAGCTGCATACTTCAAGACAGATGAAGGTATGGAGGTTTATAAAGCAATAATGAAGAAACTTTATTAAGTTACTTTTATAGCGGTTAGGTCGCTTTAAAAGTGGCCTAATCACTATAAATAATAATAAAAGAATATGAGCGTAAGTATAGATACTGTTTACCAAAGAGTATTAGGAATACTCAATAAAGAACAACGAGGGTATGTTACGCCTCAGGAATTTAATTTGTTTGCAAATCAAGCTCAAATGGATTTGTTTGAACAATACTTTTATGACATCAACCAGTTCGGGAGGGTACCAGGCAACGACACTGAATACTCTGACATGCTTGATGTATTAAATAAAAAAATATCAGCATTTGAAACTAAGCAAGCCTTGATACGTAATCTTACAGATACACGGTTTGTTTTACCAACAGACATGTACCGACTTGGTACAATTATATATAAGCATGTAACAACTAAAGACTTATATCCTTCTCCTACTCAACCCGCAAATTACCCAGTAGCAAATCCAACTGTCTACAGACAAGAAAATATACATTATGTTGAAGCTGAAAGGATAAATCATAATGAATTTTTATATATAAACTCTTCTCCTTTAACCAAACCTAAGGATTCAAGACCAGTATATACTTCTGATACAGAAGGACTAGAGGTTTACGGTAATTCTGATATAGTTACGGATGTTAGCGCAACGTATATAAAAAGGCCAAAAAAAGTAGAATGGAAATACCAAACAGTTTATGGAGAAGCATTATATGACTCTACTTACTCTGTTAATTTTGAATTAGATCCATCAGAAGAATCTGAATTGGTTATAAAGATATTAGAATTAGCTGGACTGCTAGTTAAAGATTTGAGTATATATCAAGTATTTAATTCAGAAGAACAAGAACAAATACAACAAGAAAAAGCATAATCTATGAGCGTAATAAACCAAACAGACGAACAATACTACTTAGGTCCAGACGGTCAATGGAATAGCTGGGATGAAGATTATGGAGCGTACCAATTTACAAGCATTAAAGATATCGTGAATAACTTTATAATATCTTATGTAGGTGAAGGTAAGATAATAAGCAAAATAAAACGAACGGACGTAGCTTTTCATGCTCAGCGTTGTTTACAAGAGTTTAGCTATGATATTTTACCATCTGTAAAGTCACAAGAAATAGAGATAGGGCCAAGCCTGAATTTTATACTGCCTAAAGATTATGTAAATTATGTTAAGGTAACATGGACAGACGAAAGAGGGATTGAAAGAGTAGTCTACCCTGCTATAAAAACTTCAAATCCATTACCTATATTGCAAGGATCAGACTACCAATACTTGTACGATGAGCAAAACAGGGAACTATTATTAGCGGATCAATCGCAAACAAAGACAGCTTTCCAATCCGCACCTAGTGGTCAACAAAATTCAGACAATATAAATAGCTCTGACATAATTGCTAATAATCACTTTGGAAGAAGATATGGGCTAACGCCAGAAAGAGCTCAAGCTAATGGTGTATTTTATATAGATCCCATAGCCAACATAATAAACTTTGACTCTAGCTTTGTAGGTAGAATAGTCACATTAAAATATATATCTGACGGCTTAAGCGGGGACGACGAGGATCTTACAGTACATAAATTTGCAGAGGAAGCAATGTATAAATACATAGCTCACGCGATTTTAGCAACGAGAATCAATACTCCGGAATACTTAGTTAATAGATTTAAAAGAGAATTAGCTGCTGCGAGACGTAATACAAAAATAAGATTATCAAATATTAAAATAGAGGAAATTGCTCAAGTTATGCGCAATAAGTCCAAAATCATAAAACACTAGAATATGCCAGAATTAATTCACACGTTTACGTCAGGGAGAATGAACAAAGACCTTGATGAGCGTTTAGTTCCAAATGGCGAGTATAGAGATGCTCTAAACTTAGAAATATCTACGTCTGACACAGGTAATGTAGGTGCTTTGCAAAATATTCAAGGTAATACGCCTAAAATATATAGCTATAAAAATCCAAGCACAGGTGTTTACACCGAATGGGGATCTGGTTATATAAACGCTTTAGTGTCCCCTGTTAAAATAGGTGAAATAAGAGATGCAATAAACGAAACCATATACTGGTTCATATCAAGTGTAGGAGTGAGTGCTATTGCGGAGTACGACCAAAAAACAGAAGTAGTTGTCCCGGTTTTAGTAGACACACAAGGTATATTAAATTTTAGTAAAGATTATTTAATAACAGGTATAAATATAATTGAAGATTTATTATTTTGGACAGATAATCAAACTGAGCCTAAGGTAATAAATATAAATGATTTTAAAAGCGCTACTTCCCCAACCCCGGGCTTAACGGGAAACTTTTTCACTCATACGGTATTCAATGGTAGAGATTTCATAGAAGAGGACATTACTGTTATAAAGAAAGCACCAACGGTCCCGCTTAGCTTACAGCTGTCTGAAACACGAGCAGTAGATCAAGACGGTAATCCAGCTATAGTTGAAACTACAACTCAACAAAATTTTGTAACAGAAGATCCTGGAGCAGCTACTGGTAACTGTGTAGATATTACTTGTAGAATTCCTATGCAAATAGGGGAGGAATTAACTTTAACATGGGCTAGCTCGCCTTATCCTTTTTATAGGGTAGGTGATATACTAACCTTAGACGGGTCTGCTGTAGATGATGAAAATTTTGAAAACGAATATCAAGTAAGAGTAGAAGTAATGGCTGTCCCTCCAGGGGTTACACAAACTTATGCTGAAGTAAAAATACTTGTAGTCCCGGAAACTGTACAAGATGTAGAAATATTTTGGGAGGTTAAAATTGATGAGCCACCATTTTTTGAATTTAAGTTTCCAAGATTTGCTTACAGGTACAAATATAAAGATGGATATTATTCAACTTTTTCCCCATTCTCTGAAATAGCATTCTTACCTGGTGAATTTGATTACGAAACAAAAAAAGGGTATAATCTAGGTATGGTAAACCAGCTTAGGCAATGTATCATAGAAGGCTTTAGACCCTCTAATATACCTTTAGATGTTGTTGAAGTAGATCTTTTGTATAAAGAAAGTAATAGTACAAGCGTGTATGTAGTAGATACATTCATTAAGGGTGATGATATATGGAACGCTAACGAATTCAATATAGAATCTGAAATCATATCTTCAATATTGCCGTCTAATCAGCTATTAAGAAATTATGATAACGTACCTAGGGTAGCAAAATCTCAAGAAATTACCGGTAATAGAATAGTCTATGGTAATTATCTTCAAAACTTTAATTTAAAAGATCTGTTTAATATAGATGTATCTCCTACTTTAACACAAACTATTACTCATAATGACAAATGGGACTGTGACTACACTAATGGCAGCTGTGAGCATACACTAACGCTGGCAGGTGAAAGTTTACCAAAAGTACCATTCCAATCTATAAAATCGCAGAGAACATATCAAGTAGGTGTAGTATTCCAGGATAAATATGGTAGACAAACACCGGTTTTTACATCGGAATCTGCTGCAACAACATTACAAAAACCTGAAGCAATTGAGTATAACCAAATAACAGCTCAAACCGATGGAAATGTCCCTATTGGTTTCGAGGGTTTTAGATACTATATAAAAGAAACATCTAACGAGTATTACAACCTAGCTATGGACAGGTGGTACGATGCTGAAGACGGTAATGTTTGGATAAGTTTTCCTTCTGCAGAAAGAAATAAAGTTGACGAATCTACGTTCTTAGAGCTAAAGAAAAGACATGACAAAGACGAATTTGTATCAATACCTGCTAAATACAAAGTAGTAGCTATTTCAAATGAAGCGCCTCTGTTTTTAAGAAAAGTAATAAAAGTTGCAGGTAGTGTTGACGGCAGTGATAATATACTTGACACTGGAATACCTCAACCAAATT